GGGTCACAATGTCTGACGAACAACTGCAGGAAGCTACGCCCACTGCAACCGATAACGAATCGGAAAAGCTCAAGCGCAGTATTGAAGCGTTGGAGCGTAAAAACTTTGAACTGATTGGCAAGCTCAAAGAACAGAAGGAAAAATCAGTTGCCGTTCCCGATGGCGTTGATATTCAGGAGCTTCTGGAGTTCAAGCGAAAAAAGGAACAAGAGGAACTGGAATCAAAGGGTAAGTACGACGAAGCCCTGAAACAGTACGCCCAACAATTTCAAGAGCGGGAGGAAGGCTACAAGAAACGCATTGCCGAACTGGAATCAAAACTGACCGTCAATCAGTTGGACAATCGCGTTGTTGCCATCCTTGCTGAACAGGGTGCTCACAACCCGCACGATGCCCTTCGTCTGGTCCGCGATCAACTGAAACTAGACGAAAGCGGCAACCCCGTGGCCGTTGATGGCTACAACGAAGTGCCCATGGATCAATGGGTTGAACGCCTGAAGGCTGAGCGCGGTTACCTGTTCAGGGCTCCGAACGTCAAGGGTTCTGGGGCTCCCGTTGGCACCAAGCCCGTGTCGTCTGATGTTCCGGCAGGCACCAAAAACCCGTTCACGCGGGAATATTTCAACCTGACCGAGCAATCACGGCTCTACCGAACTGACCGCGATCTGTACGAACGCTTGAAGGCAGCGGCAAACAATGCTTAATATGTAACTGCTAGACGCGATTGGTTACGCCACTCCGTCATTGGGTTACGCCCGCAACCAACAAATTCCCTGAGGATTCATCATGGCGACTCTTCGCTCTGATGTCATCATCCCCGAGATTTTTACTCCGTATGTGATCGAGCAATCGACTCAGCGGAACCAGTTTCTTGCCAGCGGCGTTGTGCAGCCCATGGCGGAACTGAATGCAACCGAGGGTGGTGACTTTGTTAACGTGCCTTTCTGGAAGGCCAACCTGTCCGGCGATCTGGAAGTCCTTACCGACTCCACCAGCCTGACCCCCGGCAAGATCAGTGCTGACAAGCAAGTCGGCGTGATCCTGCACCGTGGCCGTGCCTTTGAGGCCCGCGATCTGGCTGCTCTGGCTGCTGGCTCCGACCCCATGGCCGCCATTGGCGCCAAAGTTGGTGAGTACGTTGCTAACCAGCAGCAGGCTGACCTCTACAAGTGCCTTGAAGGTGTGTTCGGTAGCCTCACCGGCTCTGACTCCCCTGCCTTTGACGCTCTGCGTTTTGACACCAGCGGCGCAACTGCCCTCGGTCCCCGTCAGGTGGCTAAGGCCCGCGCAATTCTGGGCGATCAAGGCGACAAGCTGACCGCTGTGGCCATGCACTCGGCTTGCTACTACGACCTCGTGGAGCGCAAGGCGATTGACTACGTGACCAACACGGAAGCCCGTCTGAGCACCCCCGCTACCGGCGCTAGCACCATCAACGCTGTTGGCGGTTCTGTGGCTGCTGCGTATGGCGACGTGACCGTTCCGACCTACATGGGTCTGCGCGTGATCGTGTCCGACGACATCACCAACAGCGCCGGCAACTATGCCTGTTATTTCTTCACTGCTGGCGCTGTCGCCTCCGGTGAGCAGGCTGCAATGCGGACTGAAACCGACCGCGACATTCTCGCCAAGTCGGATGCCATGTCGCTGGACATGCACTACATCTACCACCCCGTTGGTGCCAAGTGGGCCGTGACCACCACGAACCCCACCCGTGCTCAACTGGCAACTGTGGCCAACTGGAGCAAGGTGTACGAAACCAAGAACATTGGAATCGTGCGTGCCACCATCACCTCCAACTTTGATTGATAGGAGGAACTAACCATGGCCCAACCTTCCCAGTTTGAACTGTCAACTGAGCAGTACATCGTTGCTACTCATTACATCGCCTCTTCGGTGGCTGATGTGCAGTTTTTCACCGCTCCGGTGAAGTGCGAAGTGGTCAGCATCCGTGAGGTGCACGCCACTGCTGGTTCTGATGGCTCTGATGTGACCGGCACGATTCGTCGTTGCCAAGGCACCGAAGCCGCCACCGCTGGCGATGACCTGCTCGGCACCACCAAAATCAACCTCAAGGGCACTGCTCTTACTGAGCAGAAGTTCGATGCGGCTGATTCGGGTGAACTGACCAGCACCACTGCCAACCTCACCCTTGAGGCCGGCGACCGCCTGTCGCTTGACGTGACCGGCACTACCACCGCTCTGGCCGGCGTGATCCTGAGCGTTCTGCTCAAGCGCGTCTGATGGGGCTGTTCGCTTTCCGGCGACTGCGTGAAATGGAGGCTCTGGCTTCGGCTGGGGCCTCTTTTCCTATTGCAGAGCCCACGCCTAAACTTGAAGTAACAGAAGAACTGCCGCTGTCTACCGATGGCAATAACAATCGACGCAACGGTGGGCGGCGCAAACGCCAACTCCTACCTGACGCTGGCAGCAGCGGAACTGATCATTGAAGGCTTCGTTCAAGACGACGACGTAACGGCTTGGGCTACTGCCACGACGGATCAGAAAAATCGGGCGCTGTATACGGCAACCCAACGTCTTGACCGTGAACGGTTCCTTGGCGCTCGGGCTACTGATACCCAAGCCCTGCAATGGCCACGTACAGGCGTTCGCAAGCCTGACACCTATATCAACACTTACGCCGTCGGTTTCCCGTTCCGTATTACCACGGACTATTACACGGACACGGAAATTCCCGATCAGATCAAAAAAGCCCAGTGCGTGCTGGCCACCTATCTGAACAACAACAAAGATGGGATGGGGTTGAGCGGCATGGAGGATTACAAGTCCGTCACCATTGGCAGCCTGAGCGTGGTTAATGCTGGTGCCAGTGCATCGGCAACCGGTGCTGATCGCCTCCCGCCAATCTATGAAAGGTATTTGACTGGACTTAGAATCAGTGGACCGGGCAACTTTGCCATTCGCCGTAGCTGACCATGGCCGACAACGACGCTTACAACATTGGCTTTGAGTACATCAGCGACACTGCGGCCCATACCGGTCGCTTCTGGAAGCTGTATGCCGTGGCCGACGCCGTGATCAGCACTGCAACGATTCAAAACGCCAGCGGCAATACCTTTAGCTCCGTTCCCTTGGGCAAGGGTGATCAGATCGAGGGCGTGTTTACGAGCGTGACGCTAGCTAGCGGCAAAGTCATCGCCTACAAAATCTGATGTACTACGTCCTTCCTGGTGGCGGCGATGCAACGGCTAGCGGCGGTTTTAATATCCCGTCGCATGACTATGTTGCGAACACCTACGACGGCGCCAACAACCTTTTGACGGCAACGTATAAGCGTGGTGGCTCTAGCGGTAAGGTGGTGGCAACACTCACGATGACTTACGACGGAAACAATAATCTTTTGACCGTAACTCGGAGCTGAGCAATGGCTTTTAAGCTCAATCCGTTTACCAGTCAGCTTGATACCGTACGCAATCAGATGCTGTGGGGGTCGTTTTATGACACCACGGATCAGGTCGCAGTGGCGGCAAATACTGATTATTCCATCGGCATCAACACAACAGATCCAGACAGCCGTGGGATCAGCATTGCCTCTGGTTCGCGGATTACTTTTTCTCGCGCTGGTGTTTACAGCATCACTTATTCAGCTCAATTTACAAATTCAGACTCCCAAATTCACGACATTAACGTTTGGCTGCGTAAAAACGACAGCGGCTCTAGTGGTGATGTAGCAGCATCTGACAGCAAATTCAGCATCATTGCAAGACACGGAGGCGTTGATGGCAACGTAATTGGCTGCGTGAACTATGTGCTCAAGCTTGCCGCTAATGATTATCTCGAATTGATTTGGTCAACAACTAACGTGGCGGCCAGCCTCCAATCTTTGCCCGCTGCCACTTCAGGCCCCGCTCATCCCTCCGTGCCTTGCATTATTGTCACGGCTGTTCAGGTCGCCTAATCTGTTTTCATGGCACTTGCAACTTCGCTTCGTAAAACTGCCAGCAAGGTCATTAACCGTTTTGGCGGGGACGTGACCTATCGCCAAGTCAGCGGCGGCACCTACAACCCGACCACCGGTGCAATCGTTGAAACCGAAACCAATACAACCATCAAGGGTGTTGTTGACGCGGTTCGCAAACAAGAATTAAACGAGCTGGTTCACGAGCAAGATAAAAAACTGATCATTGCCGCATCTGATCTGACGATTACACCTAGCCTTTCTGATCGTGTTGTCATCAGCAGCGTCGTGCATCAGATTGTAAAAATCAACGTCATCGAACAAGACAACACCGCCATTGCGGTTGAACTGTTCCTGAGGGCTTAACGATGGCTAGGCGCATCAGGCTCGATCAAATCGGTGATTACAGCGAGGAAAAGCTGAATCAACTGATGCGCGTGGTTGTTTTTGAAACTGACGCCGAACTGAAAGCCCGTAGCCCCGTGGATACAGGGCGCTTCCGCGCTAGCTGGATTATCGGCGAAAACGCAACTGGCAATTATGACGCGGGTGAACAGCAACCTGCAACCGGAGCAAATCGTGGAAAAGCACAGCCGCCGGCAACGCCTGCTCCCGGTCCCGGTATTGGCCTCAATTATTCCTTTGGGCAAGAAAAAATCAAAAATACCTATCACGTTCACAACAACATCAGTTACGGCCAAGAACTTGCCGACGGACGTTCGAAGCAAGCACCTGCCGGTTGGCTAGACATTGTCGCAAGACAGATGACGGCTAGAGCGCGACAATTAGCTGATTCCATTGGAAGGCAAGACTGATGGCCGCCGTCAACCTCAACACGATCCGCGCCACCATCGAAAGCCGTTTGGCAACTGAGCTGGCATCGTCGCCGACAATACCGGTCGTTTTCCATAATCAGGCCTACAGCCCGCCCAATAACGGCACTTGGGTTCAGTGCCTGACCTCATTTGGGAACAACAGTTTCCTGACGATGGGCGGCACAACCGGCAGCAGCAACAGCGTTATTGGCGTTGTAGTCATCAATATTTTTTCTGCCAAGGGCGTTGGACCCGGCGCCAACCTCACCGTTGGTAAAAGGATCCGCGATCTTTACAATAGAATCGTTGTAAGTGGGGTTCACTTTGATCCCCCGACAGGGCCCGAGGTGGTGGCTACGCCATCTCCAGAGGGTTTCTTCCAAACACAGGTCAGATTGACCTTTGAAACCTTCGAGGATCTGTAACCATGGCTTTTTACCGTGGCCAGCAGGGCTCCGTCAAATTCGACGACGCGGGCACCACTGCTGCAACCATCACCAGCACCCGCTCTTGGTCTTTGACCGTTGAGAAAGAATCGCTGGACACCACCGCCCTTGGCGCTACCTATCGGGCAAATGTCGGCGGGCTGATCAGCGGCTCTGGCACCTGCGAAGTGCTGTATACCGCTAGCAGCGCAGACGAAACCAACGTCTTCATCGAAATGGTCAATACGGCCAACGATGAGGGACTGGCACTGTTTGAGCTGTTCCTTGATACCACCGGCACCAAAAAAATCAGCTTTGATGGTGTCATCACCTCGGCTGAATACTCTGCCACTGTCGGCGAAATCGAAGTCATTACCCTGAACTTCGTGACCAACGGCGCCATCACTCTGGACATCTGATCATGGCTTTTTATCGCGGCCAACAAGGCACCGTCTTTTTTGACAAAGCTGGTAGCGGCGGTCTTTCCGAGATTGCTGCTGTGCGCTCTTGGTCTATGACCGTTGAAAAGGAGTCGTACGACGTGACCTCCCAAGGCGCTACCTATCGCGCCAATGTTGGTGGTCTGATCAGCGGGTCGGGCACCATCGAAGTCATGTATGACGCTCCCGGTTCTGGCGACAAACTTGATCTGATCAAGGATGTGAACCAAGCCACCGACGAGGCCGATGCAGCCGTTGAGCTGTATTTGGACGAAACCGGCGGTAAAAAGATCACGGGCACCATCGTGGTGACGAGCACCGAATACAGTGCTACGGTTGGCGAGATCGAGATTGTTACCCTCAATTTCGTTTCTAGCGGAACCCTGACTCTGAGCATCTAATGCCCGCCGCAAATCAGCGCCCTGTTGATCTTCTCACCGGGGCGTTTGACCTGAACCAGCGTCGTCGCTTTGACATCAAAGGAGCCGATGGCGCTGTTGTCTTGTCGCTGTATTTCAAACCGATCACCCGTGCTGACCGTAAGCGGGCAACAACTCTGGCAGGCAGCGAAGAGGCCCTAGAAATCAGCACGCAGATGCTATGCCAGATGGCCGAGCTTGAGGATGGCACCAAGGCCTTTGCTGCTGCCGACGCCGCCAAGCTGCAGCGCGAACTGCCCGAATCGGTGCTGAATGAGCTGGAGCTGTTCTTGTTTGGCCTTGGCAACTCCGAGGGTCTTGAGGAAGCAAAAAACGGCTAAAGGAAGACTCTTGGCTGTTCTTTGAGTTCTTCCTAGCCACCGAATTGGGAAAAACGGTAAGTGAACTCCGTGGTCAGTTGACCGAGGCCGAATTTGTGATGTTCGCCGCCTATTACGAGGTCAAGGGCGAACGCGAAAAAGAGGAGATGGATAAGGCCAAGGCGAAAGCACGGCGATAGACTGCATAGACAAGGTTAGTGCGTTGCTGTGGCCGTAGCTGTCGTTGACGTACAGGTAAGAAGTGCCGGTGCGGTCAATAACCTTAGGCAGATCAATACCGCCTCAAAAGAAGCCCAGAGCGCACTGGAAGGGCTTAAGCGTGCTGCTGCCGGTCTTGCATTAATTCAGGTTGGCCGCCAAGCGGTACAGGCCGCTGCCAGCTTTAACGACCTGCAACTGCGGCTGAAGTTGCTAACGGCTCAATATGGCGAAACCGCCAAGGTCCAGCAATTTGCGGCTGAATCTGCCCGTCGTTTTGGCCTGAGCAATCGTGAGGCAGCCGAAGGGGTCACCAATATTTACGCCCGTCTCAAACCGCTTGGGGTATCGCTGCGTGATATTCAGAGCACGTTTACCGGCTTCAACACTGTTGCAAGACTTTCAGGCGTTGCTGGCGCCGAGGCTTCCGCCGCATTTACGCAGCTTGCTCAAGCCCTAGGCTCTGGCCGTTTGCAGGGCGATGAATTTCGGTCAATTTCCGAGCTGGTTCCCGGCATCCTTGTTGCGATCAGTCAGCAAACAGGTGTTGCGGCAGGCGATCTTAAAGAATATGCCAAACAAGGCAAGCTTACCTCTGAGGTTGTTGTTGCCGCTCTGCGCCGGATTGAAACCGAAGGCGCCGGAAAAATTGCCCAAATTATTCAGCAGAGTGATATTCAAAAATTCAAGAACTTCCAGAACGCTGTTGATGACCTGCAAATCGCAATCGGCAATGAGTTGCTGCCAATCGTTGCGCCGCTGGTCAAAGACATAACAGGTTTAGTGCGGGCAATTACAGGCCTACCTGAACCAGTTAAAAACGCCACTGTTGAGTTAATTCGCCTTGGTGTTCAGGTTTTAGTTGTCAAAAAAGCATTTGAGGCAATCATTGCCATCCGCCTTGCTTTGGTTGGAAGCCTTGTCGGCACAACAACTGCATTGGCCGCTAGTGGCGTTGCGGCTACAACATCAGCGAGCGCATTTAATTTATACACCAATAATGCAAAAACTTTGGCGGCTCAATCCGCTGCCACATCCGGCAAAGTCAATCCCTTAATTGCCAGCCTGCAGTCCTTGGCGGCGATTGGCGTTATTACGGTCGCAATCAATTTGGCCGTTAGCGGGTTGCAGGAATATTTGCAAGTGCGGGGTGAAATTGATCGCTTGCGCGGTCAACGTGGCAAAGGTGGTGCGGCAGCGGTATTCGGTAAAACAGCTCCTGCTGAAAGCAAGAGGACTGCTCAGCAAACGCTGAAAGCAATTCAGGCGGAACGGCAACGGCTTCAATCGCCCGGCGAAATCGCAAAAGGCTTTCTCGGCCCTCTTGCTCCGTTGGTTGGTGGCATGGGTCCTGCAGCCAGAGGTGAAAGGCGAGTTCTATTAGGTGAGCGCGAGGCATTTGCCCGTGGTGTTTTGGGTCTGCCTACTAGGGCTGAAACAGGCGGTACGACGCTGCCTACAACCCCATTGGGCGCTGGGGAGGATGAGAAGAAAAAGAAAGGCAAAAAGCCACGCGAAAGCCAAGTGCCGGAATTGACCCGCGAGCTTTCACTTCTTCAACAACAAACTCAACTGCAAGGTTTACTGGCGCAGGCGGCTATTGCTAAAAACAAAGAAGATCAAATTCGGCTTGAAGGCATAGGCCGTGAAACCGAACTTCTTTATCAGGCATTTGGCATTGAACAAAGCTCTGTGCCGCTAGCTGAAAAGCAACTAGGCATTGCAAAGATCGCCCAGCAATTACAGCAAAGTCAAATTCAGACAGCGCAGGAACTTGCTCAGTACGATCTGCAGCAACGGGAAACTGGCATTGAGCGTGTCCAGCAGTTGTTGGACGAACAAGAATTGTTGCAGGCAAAATTACGTGGCAACGAAGCGGAAGTGATATTAAAACAACAATTACGTGACATATTGAAAGACACCAAAGGCCTAAACGAAGGCGAGGTAAAGGCAATATTGCAACGCAATGAAGCCCTCAAGCGGCAGGCCGAACAGGCGGAACAGTTGAAGCAAATTTATGCCGATGTTGGCAACAGCATTAAAAGTGGTCTTGTTGAGGCGATACAAGGTGCGATTGATGGCACCAAAACACTTCAGGAAGTTGCAACCAATCTTTTGAGCAATATCGCCAACAAACTTTTTGACGTGGCCGTCAACTTTGCGTTGTTTGGCGCCATGTCTGGTACGGGCACTGGCGGTGGCTTACTCGGTGGCTTGTTTAAACCGCGTGCCAATGGCGGCTCCGTGATGGCTGGGCAGGGCTACCTCGTCGGTGAACGCGGCCCTGAACTGTTCATGCCGGGTCGTAGTGGTGGCATTGCCCCTACCGGTTCTTTTGGCGGCGCTGGCAATATTGTGGTGAACGTAGACGCGAATGGCTCTAACGTGCAGGGCGACGGCGCACAGGCCAACGCACTTGGTAAGGCCATTGGAATTGCCGTTCAGCAAGAATTGATTAAACAGAAGCGCCCCGGAGGCTTGCTCGCCTAATGGCTACTTTCCCCGCCATCACTGCCACCTACGGCGCCACAAAGAACAATCAGCCTGTTGTTCGCACGGTGCAGTTTGGAGACGGCTACCAGCAGCGTCTGACCTACGGCCTCAATCAAAATCCTAAAAGCTGGGATCTGACGTGGCAGAACATTACCGAAACCAACGCTGATACCATCGAAACCTTCCTGAACAACCGCGCCGCTGATAACGCCAGCTTTGATTGGACACCACCTGATGAGGCAACGTCGTACAAGTGGATTTGCCCGCAATGGAATAAAACCATCACGTACAACAACCGCGCCACTGTTACAGCTATGTTCCAACAAGTATTTGAACCCTGATGGCGTACTCGGCTTGGGCTAGTTCAACTGCATACGTTGTTGGCGATATTGTCCGCGCTAGCAGCCTGCAGGCATCCGGCCTCGTCTTCCAGTGCGCCACAGCTGGCACCAGTTCCAGCACTCAACCGGCGTGGCCAACAGACATTGGCAGCACCATCACGGATGGCACGGTCGTTTGGACGGCGATTAGCAGCGTCTACGAGGAGCTGGCCGCACTGGCACCGAGCGCCATCATCGAACTGTTTGAGATGACGCTGGACACCACCTTGCACGGCAGCAGCGACACCTACCGCTGGCACAACGGCTGCAACGCCAACGTCACTGGCAACATCGTCTGGAACGGCAACACTTATACCCGTCTACCCGTCAAGGCTGACGGCTTTGAGTACAGCAACACGGGTACGCTGCCGCGCCCCACACTGACCATCAGCAATCTGGATGGCACCATGACCACATTGTTGTTGCTGGTCAACGCCACCACACCCGGCAACGACCTTGGTGGCGCCACGGTCAAACGCATCCGCACCCTGAAGAAATACCTAGACGGTGAAGCCGCCGCCGACCCACACGCCAAATTCCCCGATGAGGTCTGGTACGTGGACCGCAAGGCGAGCGAAAACCGCGACTCTGTGAGCTTCGAACTCGCCAGCAAATTCGACCTTGCCGGCGTCATGCTGCCCAAGCGCCAAATCATCGCCAACATCTGTCAGTGGAAATACCGCAGCACCGAATGCGGCTACACCGGCAGCAACTACTGGGACATCAACGACAACGTGGTGGGCACGCTGGCACAGGACAAGTGCGGCAAACGTCTCAGCTCCTGCAAATTGCGTTTTGGCGAAGTGGCTGAACTGCCATTCGGATCCTTTCCCGGCGCCGGTCTGACCCAATGAAACTCAGCAAGTCCATTCAAGAGGCTGCACTGGAGCACGCCAAGGCAGAGTTTCCAAGGGAATCCTGCGGTTTGGTTGCCGTGGTCAAAGGCCGCAAGCGGTATTTTCCCTGCCGCAACATGGCCGAAACGCCAGACGAACACTTCGTACTGGATCCTGCCGACTACGTTGCCGCCGAGGAACAGGGCGAAATCGTGGCCGTGGTGCATAGCCACCCGAAGACCAACCACGCCCCATCGCAAGCCGACCGCGTTGCCTGCGAAAAATCCGGTTTGCCGTGGCACATCGTCAATCCCCAGACCGAACAATGGGGTTACTGCGAACCCGAAGGCTTTGAGCTGCCTTACGTGGGACGTGAGTTTGTTTTCGGCGTGGTGGACTGCTACAGCCTTTGCCGGGACTGGTACAACCGCGAATTTGGGCTGAACTTGCACGACTACGACCGCCGCGACCAGTTCTGGCTACGGGGCGAGAATTTATACTTAGACAACTTCGCCAACGAAGGTTTCTACCCAATTCCGCTGGAGGAATTGCAGTACGGCGACGCAATCCTGATGCAGCTTGCATCACCGCTGCCCAACCACGCCGCCATCTATTTGGGCGACCAGTTGATCCTGCACCACCTACAAGGCCGACTCAGTAGCCGTGATCTGTACGGCGGTTATTATTTGAAGAGCACCGCCCGAGTCCTGCGGCATGAAAGTCGTTAAGGTCTACGGCGCACTCCGCAAAAAGCTCGGTCAGTGCCGCTTCCAATTTGAAGCAGACACGCCAGCCCAAGCCCTGAAGGCGCTTTGCATCAACTTTCCCGGCCTTGAAAAGTGGCTGCTGGATAGTGAAAAAGACGGCGTTGGTTATCGCGTAACCCTCGGAAAAGAAAAAATTACCGAACAAAACGCCGTTCTAATTGCAGCCCCATTTAGTGAACGCGAAGTCTTCAGTATCACGCCCGTAATCGCTGGTGCAGGTCAGGGTGGCGGCCAAATCTTGGCAGGCATTGGTCTTGTCGCGCTGGCCATTGTTACCGGGGGCATTGCGTCTGCCGGCGTAGCTTTGGGCGGCTTTATGGGCATCGGCACCGTTGGCACTGCCGTTGTTGGTATTGGTGCCAGCTTGGTGCTTGGTGGTATTGCTCAATCTCTGTCGCCCGCCCCAGTTCAGTCCACAACGACGACAGAACGCGGACGCGACGCTGCAAAGTTCGAGTCCTTTACGTTCTCCGGCATCGTCAACACCGCAAAGCAAGGTTTGCCGGTGCCTATTGCATACGGGCGCGTATTTGTTGGCTCCGCTGTTCTTTCTAGCGGCCTTGACGTTGACCAACTGATATGACACGGATTCTTGGCGCTGGTGGTGGAGGCGGCGGCGGAGGCGGCGGCAAGGGCGGCGGTGGCGGTGGTGGCGGTGGCTCCAGTCGCACGCCAACAGAAGCCGACGATTCGCTGCAATCAGTTCAATACGCCAGCGTGCTGGATTTGCTGTGCGAAGGCGAAATTGACGGCATCGAAAACGGCGAAAAAGGCATCTACCTCGAAGGCACACCAGTCAAGGATGCTGCCAACAACGCCAACTTCGAGGGCTACACAGTCGTCACCCGCACTGGCACGCAAGCCCAGAGCTACATCAGCAACGCGATTGGCACCGAAAGCGAGGAAGGTGTCAACGTTGAAGTTGTTAATGCCACGCCAGTTGTTCGCACCATCACCGATTCCGATGTGGATCGTGTGCGCGTCACACTGCAAGTGCCATCGCTGCAAATTATTGAAGATGACGGCGACATTGTTGGCCACAGCGTCCAAGTTCGCATCCAAGTCCAGTACAACGCCGGCGGCTACACAACCGTCGTAGACGACACGATCAGCGGCAAAACCAGCAACCGCTACCAACGCGATTACATGATCCCGCTGTCTGGTGCGTTCCCCGTTGACATCAAAGTTATCCGCGTCAGCGCCGACGAATCCAGCACCAAACGTCAAAACCAAACCTACTGGTTCAGCTACACCGAAATCATCGACGAAAAGCTGCGTTACCCCAACAGCGCATTGGCATTTTTGCGGTTTGATTCCCGCCAGTTCGACTCAATCCCAACCCGCAAATATCTGATTCGCGGGCAAAAAATCCAACTGCCCAGCAATGCCACCGTCGACACCACCACGTATCTGGGTCGCGTCACCTATTCCGGCGTCTGGGACGGCACCTTCGGCGCTGCAACTTGGTGTAACGATCCCGCTTGGTGCTTGTGGGATCTTCTGACCAATACCCGCTACGGCGCCAGCATCCCCACCAGCAGCTTGGATCGCTACGACTTCTACGCCATCAGCCAATACTGCAACGCCCTTGTTGACGACGGCAAAGGCGGATTGGAACCACGCTTCTCCTGCAACCTGCTGATTAACAGCCGCGACGAGGTTTACAACGTCATCCAAGAGATGACCAGCCTGTTCCGTGGCATCGCGTATTACGGCGCCGGCTCGCTGGTGCTCCAGCAGGACAAACCGACCGACTCGCAATATCTGCTCGGACAAAGCAATGTCGTTGATGGCATTTTTGTTTACAGCGGCACATCACAAAAAGCTCGCCACAGCGTCGCAACTGTTGCCTGGCAGTCCTACGACACCCTCGGCGAAGTTGAGTACGAGTACGTCGAAGACGCCGACGCCGTAGCCAAATACGGCATCATCAACAAAGACATCAAGGCACTGGGTTGTTACAGCCAAGGTCAAGCCCATCGCGCTGGTAAGTGGGCGCTACTTAGCGAACAAAACCTGACTGAAACCGTGACCTTCTCGGTGTCAATCGACAGCGGCATCATCCTGCGCCCTGGGATGGTGATTGACATTGCCGACCCGATGAAGACGGGTACACGTCGCAGCGGTCGCGTCAGTTCTGCCACCACAACCACCATCACGGTTGACTCCAGCAGCAGCCTGTCCGTCAATCTGGCAAGTAACCCGCGTATTTCGGTCATCCTGCCCAGCGGCAACGTCGAACTTCGCCCGATCCAATCCATCAGCGACCGCACCATCACGGTCGGCAACCCGTTTAGCGAAGCACCCAACGCCAACGCCATCTGGCTGATCCAAACCGACGACATCGAATCCCAGCAATTCCGCGTCCTCAACGTCGCTGAATCCGAAGACGGCATCTATAACGTCACCGCACTGCAATACAACAGCAGCATCTACAACGCGATTGAAAGCGACAACACGCTGACCACCCGCGACATCAGCAACCTCAGCGACCCGCCCGATGCAGTCAGCAGCATTGATGGCACCGAATACCTCTATCAAGACGGCCAAAGCGTTTTTTCCGGCTTCACCCTTAGCTGGATCAGCCCCAAAGATCGCGTCTCGGAGTTTCGCGTTAAATACCGCGTCGATAACGACAACTGGCAGCAGGTAAACACCACCTCTCCGTCAATCAAGATCCTCAATACGCACCCTGGAACGCTTTACGTACAAATTCAGGCGTACAACTACGTCAACAAAGGTGGTGCAATCGCCACTGCCCAATTCCCGCTTGTTGGCAAAACTGCTGTCCCCGGTAACGTCCAAAACCTAAGTTTTGAGGCCATCAACGCCAACTCCGGTCGTCTCCGCTGGGACGAAACCGTAGACCTCGACGTAAAGGTTGGCGGCAAAATCCACATCCGCCACAGCAACCTGACCGACGGCACGGCTAGCTGGAGCAACAGCGTTGACCTAATCCCCGCCAAATCCGGCAGCGCCACCGAGGCGATCATCCCGCTGGTGGAAGGCGAGGTGTTGGTCAAATTTGAGGATGACGGTGGCCGCCAAAGCGCCAGCGAAACCAGCATCATCATCGACCTGCCCGACACGCTGGCACCACTCACGCTGATCAACCGGCGCGAAGATCAAGATGCGCCACCGTTCCAGGGCACACGCACCAACACCTTCTACAGCGAGGAGTTTGACGCCCTGACGCTGGATGGCTCGGAATTATTTGACACCGTGCTTGACGTGGACGCCATGGTTACGTTCGACGTGATTGGTGACGTTCAAAGTTCCGGCACTTACAACTTCGCCAACACCGTTGATTTTGGCAACACGTTCTCCGTTGATTTCAGCCGTTACTTCGTCACCCGTGGTTATTTTCCCAGCGACCTAATCGACAGCCGTTTGGCCGAAGTAGACACCTGGAGCGACTGGGACGGCGGTGTGATCGACGCGGTGAACGCCATCCTCGAACTCCGCAGCACCACCGACAACCCGAGCGGCACGCCGACTTGGAACGCATGGCAGCCGTTCGTCAATGGCACCTTCCGTGGCCGTGGCTTCCAGTTCCGCACCACACTGACCAGCAACGACGTTGCCGAAAACATCCTTGTCGATGAGCTGGGCTACCTCGCCACCGTCCAACGCCGGACCGAGCAGAGCAACGCCGCAGCGAGCGGCACCACCAACACCGCCGTGACCTTTCCCTACCCGTTCTTCACTGGAACGGCCAGCATCGGGGGATTGAACGCGTATCTGCCGAGCGTGGGCGTTACGGCGCAGAACATGCAGGCTGGCGATTACTTCCAGATCACGGGCGTGACCAGCACCGGCTTCACAATCAGTTTTTACGACTCCAGTGCCAACCCGATCACCCGCAGCTTTACATGGAGTGCAACCGGATATGGACGGCAAGGCTAAGATTGAAAAAGGACTGTCGTGGTTGGTGTAACTCGTGAGCCCCCAAGCGGACTACGTTGTCAGCAACGGAACCGGAGCGGCCGTAAGAAGCGACATTAATGGTCAGCTTGCGGCAATCGTTACCAACAACAGCGGCGCCACTGAACCGACCACTACCTACGCCTACCAGTGGTGGCCTGATACGACCACCGGCCTGCTCAAGATCCGCAATGCCGCGAACTCGGCTTGGGTAACTGTTGGCACGCTGGCCTCCACGAACCTCGGCCTCGCGTCTCTGGCTGGCGCCACGTTCACCGGCGACGTCATCCTCGGCACCACCACGGCGCTTGAACTGCCGGACGGCACCACCGGCCAACGCCCCGGCTCCCCGGTCAACGGGATGATCCGGTACAACACCACCCTCAACCAATTCGAGGGCTACAAAGCCAGCGCCTGGGGCGCCATCGGCGGCGGTGCAACGGGTGGATCGTCTGATGACATTTTCTACGAGAATGGCCAGACGGTGACTACCAATTACACTTTGAGCACTGGCAAAAACGCCATGTCAGCCGGTCCGATCACGATTAACTCTGGGGTGACCGTTACGGTGCCCTCTGGTGCTTCTTGGGTGGTGGTGTAAGTCATGCCAATCGCAATCAACGGCTCTGGAACAATCACCGGCATCAGCGTTGGGGGTATCCCTGATGGCACGGTTGACACTGATGTGCTGGCTGCCAACGCCGTCACCTACGCCAAGATCGGCACCACTGAGCAGGGGCAGCTTTGCAAAGCTTGGGTGAACTTTAACGGCACCGGCACCGTAGCAATCCGCGCCAGCTACAACGTGAGCAGCATTACGGATAATGGGGTTGGAGACTACACAGTGAACTTTGCGACGGCGTTGACGGATGCAAATTATTGCACTTTAGGTACAGGTCAATACACAGCATCAGGTGGCGGAAATGATGACGTTCCAACGATTGGAATTGTCAATGCAAGCACATATACGCCCACATCTGGATCTATTCGAATTGGCGCATCTACCGATGCTGCAGCAGCGACGGATCCCACAATCGTCAACGTCGCCATCTTCCGCTAACCGCCATGAACAGAATCATCTATCAAACTGAATCCGGCGGCGTCGCGGTAATCATCCCCACCGAGTCCGTCGAGCTGGCTTTCAAGGATGTCCCCGAAGGCGTGCCCTACGAGATTGTGGACGAAGCTGACATTCCCAGCGACCGCTACTTCCGCAATGCGTGGGTCATGGGCGACTGCTGCGTGGAGCACGACCTCGATAAGTGCAAAGAGATTGGCCACGACCATCGCCGCCAACAACGCGCTGAAGAGTTTGTCCCCTACGACGAGGTGATCGCCAAGCAGATTCCTGGTGCTGATGCCACCGCAGCAGAAGAAGCCCGCCAGCAGATCCGCGATAAGTACGCCCTTATCCAAGACGTGATTGAAGGCGCGTCTACCCCTGACGAAATCAAGACCGCCTTGGAGGCAAACCAATGAGTATCCGTCTCAACGGCAGCACATCGGGTTACACCGAAATCGACGCTCCGGCGGTGGCTGGGTCGAACACGCTGGTGCTTCCGACTGGTAATGGGTCCAGTGGGCAGTTCCTGCAGACCAATGGCAGTGGTGCGCTGAGTTGGGCGACCGTAACCAGCAGCAAGATCCTGCAAGTGGTTCAGACAGTTAAAACCGATACTTTTAGCGTCGCATCTACCAGCTACACAGACATCACGGGTCTGAGCGCAAGTATTACACCGGCCTCGTCGGGCAGCACAATACTAGTAATTGTTGACGCAAAATTAAGCAACAGTAGCGCTG